GGAGGTGATTGAATGACAATTTCTGGAGGTGTAGCAGCAGAATAACCAGAACCAAAGGCAGTTATGTTAATATCTGTGATTTGACCATTGAAAATAGAAGCAACTGCAGTAGCACCAGTTCCACCGTTAGTTCTATTATCTACAATGTATACTGAAGGTACATCATCAAATCCACTACCACCATTAAGTAAATCAACTCTTATAACACGCCCATCTCCATCAACAACTGTTTCTAATACCTGTGCACCTACAGGATCGACTATAGCAACTCTAGGTGTAGTTGTGTATCCTTGTCCCGCATTTAGTATTGATATACTACCAACTTTACCTTCGCTAGTTAAGTTTGCTCTTAATGCTGCTCTGATTGGGTTAGAACCTGTTGGTTCATCAACATACACTGTTGGTGCAGTAGTATATCCAAATCCGTTCGCGGTAACAGGTACAGAAGTGATTTGTTCATTAGCAAGTACAGGAGTTCCTAGTTTTGCACCGCCTGGTTGAACAAAAGTGATTCTAGGTGTAAATGTATATCCAGAACCAGAGTTAGTAATATCAAGTGCGGTAACTGCACCGCCAGTAACTGTTGCGGTGATTGTTGCTTGAGAAGATCCTGCTTTAGTTGGTGTTTGTACTTGCACAACAGGAGGGTTAGTTGTACTATAACCCTTTCCACCCTCTAGTAGAGTGATCGACTTAAGACCATTAACAAGTGCGGTAGCAGCAGCACCAGATCCAGTAGGATGGTTAATAGTAACTTGTGGAGGATATTCAAATCTATATCCAGTACCAATCGCGCTAGATGATATACTTGTTAAAGTTCCTGTATCACTAACACGAGAAAATCCAACCGCACCATTACCAAATGAGGGTATAGGTGCTTCTATAGAGTGTATTGATAAGAAACGTCCGTTTAGAGGTGCTGTTTTAAATATAAACTGATTCTTGTCTACGAAGTAATCTACTTTAGGTACTAACAGTCTATTATCATAGATTACATTTAAATATTCTTCGTTCTGCGGTTCGTATGATACTCCGCTTCGAGTCATAGTAAATTGTTTCTTTCCGTCACCAAATGCGCCAGATAGATTATCCAATCCGTAAATTGTGCTTTCTACAAAACCACTAAGGTAATAAATGTATGTTTCTCCCGCGTCATCAGCAGGAAGTTTAGTTCTTGGCGCGGTAGTGAATACAATATTACTACCAGAAACAGTATAGTCCGTGTTTGGTATTAATATCTGACCATATAGTGATACAATCAAATGCTGTGCACTAGGAGGTCCTATTGGACTATCTTGAGATGTTAGTGGGAATGATGTTGCATTTCCGTTAAACTGAGTTATTATTGTTGCAAGTGTTGTCCACTTAAGTTTTACCTGATCATATCCTATTCCTGGAGCGAGTGAAATATTTGGTGAGTTCTCAATATTTTCATAAAATATAACTTCATCTCCTATGAGAATAGATCCATTCTTTTCTATGAATGGACCTACGTCCTCTACTACAATTTTATCTGCTGATGCACTTATTGCTTCTACAACACTTGTTTGTCCATCAAGTATTCCAATATCAAGTTTATCAATATCAAGATACTGAAGGAAGTTATTAAGTATATTTTGTCCTAAACCAGTTTTTTCTTGAGACTTATAGTAGTACTCAATGAATTTATTAAACAGGGGGTATTCTGACCCAATAAAATCGGGTGATTGTGAAACAATCGACTGAGAAACCTTATTAATGTTCATTTACAGTTACGAGAAGCAGACTGATGTGTTTAGACCACCACTGTTATCAATCGGTGCAACTTCCACTACGGACGGTGTACTATCAAATGTTGTTGGTGTCAAACTATTTAGAGGGATTGAAGGAGGTGGAGTAGTACCAATAGGTGATACTGTTACCTCAGGACTTATAATATTAATGATTGTTCCTGGAGTTGAAGCAGGAATGGTGCCACTGTTAGCAGGAATCAAAATAGTTGGGATCTGTAGATTTCCTGGAAGAAGTGTTGCATCCGTAACACTTCCTGCACCAGTTACACTATCAACAATGTTAACTGCTGCTGAAGATGGAACGTTAGATCCTGTGCTAATAATGTTAATAGGTCCAAAGCAAACTTCACCTGTCATATAGTTTACTGTACCTGCTGCACTGTTAGTATATACCTTTTTATTACCTGTATTATAGAATGTCTTTAAGTTTCCGTAACCATCGTCCTCAAACTGCTGATCTACGCCAGGTCTATCTGCAGTTCTGAATATACCAGATAAAATAACTGGTTCTTTTGTACAAGTTCCATTATCACCATCCTTACTAGGTGCAGAGTTGTATAACTCTCCTCCAGTACTAATACAATAGGTATTAGTCTGATTGCTATTAGGATTGATGTATTTTAGAATAGTTGTTTGAACAGAAACGTCAGAAATAGCATTATCTGCTAATGTTATTGCTTTCTCGTATGCTTGACCTCTAAATGTTGAGTTAAAGTTGTTTATTTGTGTTTGACTTGCCCATTGGTTGATTGCACTCTGAATATTCGTCTTAATTTGAGATGATGATGATCCTGCACCAGTATCGTATAGTGCAAACACTTTTGTGTAGATGTAGACGTTATCAGGATCGACTACAACAGGGTCGATTGATGCCATAGCATATTTCCTAAGGTCTGCTGCTATTTCTTTCTTTGTAGCGTCATTTAGAAGGGATCCAGTCTTTGTTTTAATCGCAATAAACACTTTACCGTAAACTGGAGGATTTAAACTGTCTCCACCATAAGCAACAACAGAATCTGCGTTGTTATAGATCCTTTGAGTTATCAAAGCATAGTCTTGAGCAGTTACTGCTCTATATTGTGAGGAATAGTATCTTGGTGCATTATATTTGATTGATTCTATAGTTTCTGCAACACTACCGAGTTGTGCACGGTGATTTACTGTTAAAGTGGTTGCTGATGCTTGATAAGTTGTTCCTACTGAGTCAGTTGCTGATCCAATAAAGTTAAATGCTTTGACTTCATTTGCTTTTGCACCAGAAGTTACCAAATATTCTAAAACTACGACTTCTCCGTCTTTTAATGCTCTTCCAACACTGTCATCACCGAATCTAACGTTGAAACGCATATCTTCACCCTCTGAGAGGAAGTATGCCCTTGTAGTCGATGTTAGACTAGTTACAGTGTCAACTCTATTGTAGATATCTGATGCTGTTGCTGTTTCGTTTGCTCTTACACTTACAGCAAGTGTATTAATGTCTGCTTCAGCAGAAGGAATGGTATATGTTTGATTTGCAAATGTATTTACGACGTATTGGAAGGTGACAAGTGATCCTTCGTATACACAAAGGTCTGCATATGTTGCAATACCTGTTGTGGGACTAACTTCTATAGTTGTATCTCTTAAAATATTCCAAACGTAGTTACCACCTGTTGCAACTGGACCTTTTCGTAAAGTAATAGTGCTAGGGTATACTCCATTTGATTGAGTTGTCTGAATATCTAACTTTAATGATGCTCTAGCAGAAATTACACTCCTTGGAGTGTAGTTCATTAACTTTGCAATATTAACAACGTTGTCTCTAACAGTAGAAGAAGGTAAGAATGCCTCATTCAATGACATATTAGCATTGAAGGATGAATAGTAAGTATTATAGGCAAGCATGTCGATCATATACGACAGTGCTGATCCATCAAAGTCATAATCCGTAAACTCGCTTCGAGTTCTTAGATATGATTTGATACTTGCTTTGACATCATCAAAGTCTAGTGCTGTTAAGTTATTTGGTTGCATTACTCAGGTCTCTGTAAGACGAATGTGATATTCTCAACAATAGGTAATCCAACAATTCTATATTCAACAGAAATGTTAATTTTGTTCTGCTCATATAATGGCAAAACAGTCACGTCGGTTAGATCTACTCTTGGTTCATGTTGTTTGATGGTATTTATTATCTCATCCTTGATAGAATCAGCAATAAATGGGTCTAATGGTTCAAATAGTAACTCATTTACTCTAGAACCTACTAAAGGTTGAAAAGGTTTCTCACCTGGAATGGTTAAAACAAGATTTTTGATGGATTGTTTAATCGCATTCTCATTTTTGACACTATAAATGTCTTTTGTGAATGGATTTATAGGCAAAGAGATATTTACGTCATCGAATCTACGAGAACGCCTAAAATCTGAACCATCAATGTCCTTTAACGCCATTTGCTAAGTGGTTTTACATCCTTTTCTTTTTTTGCAGGATACTCACTTATCAAGACTTTGCCACTTTTGACAAATTCTTCGCTTTTGTCTACTTTTACAACCATAATTACCTCGATCCTGTTTTATTTATTCAACTTCCGATGAAAACGTTAGGACTTGATCCAGATACAACGCTAAGACAATCAAATGGTACAGTATTATTCCCAAATGGATCTGCAAATCTACCTGCTCTCTTCCCTTCGATAAAAACTGTTCTACATGTTGCAAATAATCTTCTATTATGTCCAACAGAAGGTTCACGACCATTCCCACCTACACCAGTGGTACAATGCCACGCAGGAGTAGATCTAACAGTCAAGCATTTGAAACCTATCGATATTGTAGTAAACATTGTAGGAGTAGGATGAGTTATTAAGTCATCTTGATCAATAATAGGTACTAAGTCATTTACTATTACAGTTCTATTAAAAGGATCATTCCCACCAGACTGAGGATCTCTAGGTCTTTGAGGATGTGGTGGCCATGTTGCAAAATTATTAACAAACGGAACTCTTTTATGTACAATCGTCTCTTGTAATGATGAATGAGGGCATGGACTAACAAATCCTCCACCTGGACCAGGTTGCCAAGTTACACCATTACCTCTTCCGTGTCCGCTACACGTTCCTGTAAAGAGTGCACATGCTTGATGTCCGCTTGCCATTAGGTTACTTGATAAGGATTACCGTACGCAGCAGTTGCTTTTGCCAAAGTTTGCGCTGATTGAGTGAAATCATTCAACATAAGCATATTTCCTGATGCGGACCAGTTTTGACATCCTGGACCTTGTACTCCACCAAGGAAACTAAAAGTTGATCCGAGTCTAGTTGATGCAGGAGGTTGTGGACAACTAAAATGACTTGTCCCTACATTTGCTACATTAACACTAAGAGTTATGCTAATATTCGTATTGACCCTAGGATCAGGACGAAACTGCCTTAAAAAGTATTTAGTAAACTGAGAAGCATATGGTAACTCTGAGAATGGTCCTTGTGAAGTTTCAATATAAGATTCATCGTAAGTCTCAACTACTGGTCCATCTTGCGTGATTCTACTCATATATGCATCAACATTTGCATTTGCGTCTTCTTTTGACTTAATTATCATCTTTTTGAACTCTCTTGCTTCATTTGACGTTCCAAAATCATATCCTGAGATTTTTGAGTAATCAGTATTGTCTTTCATCGCGTTTTTATACTCTTCTAAGTCTTCCGCATGGAATGCCGACTGTGGAAGTTGGTGGATACGCTTATTATTTGGATCTGTTTTGATTGTTACGCTATCTGCAGTGTTTTCATATGCTCTTTGTGCAGGAGGAAACTGTCCAGAGTCTGTTAATGCCTGTTTATCGCGTTGTTGGTCCTCTATAGTGTAAGTTGGTATCGCATCTCCGATCTCTGGGAACGCATTTATCACATCTGTAACATCTGATACGCGGTTTTCCGAGAATGCAGCATTCGGTGCTACGGAATTGAGCACTTTATGCACATTTACGACACTAACTTGTGGTAAGTTTGTACTAGAGTATCCGCTTCCCCCATTTTTAACGGTAACTGCAGTCAAAACTCCGTTAGTAAACGTTCCTTCTACCTCTGCAGGTGTTCCAGTTGCTATAGTTGGTGCTGTAATACTCAATTCTGGTATTCTCCCAAGTGTATTCCACCCAGAACCTCCACCATCCGTATCTACTGAGACACTTGAGACTCTTCCGTTCGTGATTGTAGCAGTACAACTTGGTTGAGTTAGGGTATTGTATATGTCTGGAGCATTTCTATCGACTGTTCCTATAGTGTATTGTATAGATTTCTCACTAAACTCATACAATCCACCAAAAAATCCTCTATCTACAACGCCTTTACCTGCTCTTACTGTAACTTGGTGTGCTCTACTACTTGTATATTGTGTATCTTTAGTAAAATTACTTCCATTTCCATCCAAATAAGCAAAATGGTAAGGGAAAAGACCCTTTGATGTATCATAATCACTATCAATAGACGGTCCGTGGACTACTTGAGTGATTTGATGACCATTTAGAGTGTCACCTGTTCGTAAAACATCAGAAATAGTACCCGACTGACCCGATATTGGTCCCACGGAAGTGATTTTGATGTTCAGTGTGAACGTGGTTGTCGTGTTGTCGGGGTGTGTATGAGCGTGGGTAAGCGAAAAAACGTCGTTAACAGCATAGTTGGTGCCAGGATTCATGATTTCCTGTATTTGCCACCGCGTTCCAGTGAATGCTACTGTGGATCCCGACTCGTCGATGATCGGTTCTATCTTGACATTCAACTTAAGACCCTGTTTTGACCCAGAGTTTACCTCATAGATGTTAAAAGTACCTGCTGCCTCGTCCCCTGCTTGCCAAGTATTCTGTGTGGAGTCATATATGATACCTATTCCCTCTCCTTCATTCCATGCATCACTATAAGTTACCCCATCATAAGACGCAGAGATGTCTAGAACACCATTAGGTATAGTGCTTGAAAGGGAATCATACTCGAATACTATCTTATTACTGTTCGTACCTATACCAAATAAGGTTGGGTGAGGGCAATCGGGGTCGCCAGTATAGTCAATATCACTCTCTACAGTATACGCACAACTTGTGGAAGCGGGGGTACAGGT